TTTAGTTGCGAAGATGTCTTCATTACTGCCAGCAGTAGCATCACCTAAAGCATTGGTCGCACCTGCAACAGCTTTGACAAGGTTTTGATCAACATCTTTATTCTTGGTTTCCCAACCTTTAATAAAGTTTGCTGCCACACCTGCTGTAGTCTCAGCAAGTGTTTGATTGGTAGTCGGGTGAAAACATTTATCAATCTTGTTAGACTCTTTAGTACCTTCAGTGGGTACATAGACATTACCAGACTTAACTGTCTTGTTTTCAACTACACGCAAGATACCTAATTTAATAGGTTTACCTAATGCTTCCGTGTATACAGGCATCTTAGTAGGTACATCTGTTTTGGTATCTTTGTTACGAATCTTCACAAGTTTGTCTTCAGTGACTAATTCATGAAGTTGCTTACCTGTAGTTAATACTGCAATGGAACAAGCCATTAAGTAATCAGGTAAGTACTGAGGTTTTTTATCAGCATCTAAATAGGTGGTTTGTTCAGTACCTGATTTAGTGGATGTTGGGTACAAAGTAAACTTAGTCACTTTACCTGCTGGATCAGCAAATTCATAATTGAATGCTGTACCCTGTTTAGCTGTTTTGGACACATACCATAGTTTAAGAACCATGTTATATAAGCCTGATGGTAGTGCTGCAAAACCACCTAAATTGTCTGCTGCTACTGGTGCTGCTACGTTTGCTACTGGTGCAAATAAACTCATATCATTTCTTTCCGTTAGTGTTTAGTCCCATGATTTACATGGAATCCTAAGTCTTTAAGTTTCGCTTCTCTTGCTTCTTCAGCTTGAGTTGCATCGTTGAATTTCTTCTGGAATACCTTCTTACCATTTAGTGTTATCTCTGCGACATACACGTTACGAGTCTTACAGTACCAGATTCCCTGCACACCTGTTGATGTGCCCTTACGGGCACTGAGGTTCTGCATGTTTACTCTGTGTGTAACGTCCCGTAAGTTGCTACGTTTGTTGTTACTTTTGTTTTGATCTTCATGATCAAGTATTCCGTCAGGAAACTTACCCTCGCAGTAAAGCCATACTAACGCATGCTCAACATAGAGGTGTCCATTAAGCCTGATCCTACGATACCCTGAAGCTGCATCAAGAGAACCTGCACGGCTACCGAGTATAATACTCCTACTACTGCGCTTGCTAATCCAAGTAAAAATCCCAGTATTGCGGTCATAACTTAGAGCCTCCATTAGCTCTACCTGTGTTAACAGGTATTTAGGGTGTGCCATAAAATTCGACCAGTCGGTCTAAGACCATCTGAGCATTATTATCAATGAAGGTTTCTTTGACACTCCACATACCTAAAGGTGAGCGAATACGTTCACCAATAGTTCCTTTAGTTAAACGAGTCTGAAAGACATGTTTGAAACCAAGTAATTGATCGTCTTCAGTGATAATCAATAGTGGATTGGCATAAGGTTCAAGGTCTGTCAGTGACATCTTCTTTGCAGAGATAACACAACTGAACCATGATTCTACACCTGTATTCTTTGAAGCTCCTTTGATGGGAACTTTAGTGTCATACGACATAGAACTTTCATTGTAGGTTTCAAGTGTGTGAGCCAGTACAATGACATTACACGGAGTCTTTGCAATGTGTTCTTGCATAAGGTTCTTCAAGTACTGTGCATAGTTAGCCCAAGCTTTCATACCATCTGCTGCACCCATAACATACTGGCTCTCATACATATCCATTAGATACGTTAAGGTATCAATGACTACTGTGTGAGTGCCATCACCACTACCTGCTTTCTTAAAGATCTGGGCAATGTGACTTATTGGATTGGTTACAGTTACTTCAAGAAACTTGGATCTAAACGGGAGTTTTTTCCCTGCTTCGCATCCAGAATAAATTACACCTTCAGGATTTTTTAAGTCTCTTAGACTTGCTGACTTACCAGCAGCAGATACTCCTGTGATGAGTACTGCATTGTCATTAACTAATTGTGTTGAGATGATAACCTCCTATTACATTAGTGGACTCTGTGCCTAGTCTAATAAGAATTAGGTATAAAACTTAAAAGGCACAGAGCAGAGAACTGTCCAAAAGGACAGAAAGATTTATACACCAAACTTCTTGTAAACTGACTGCATAATAGTTGCATACAGTTCACTTTCAGTTAGCTTGTCAGGTAACTTATCGTTTAAAGAGAACACTGCTAAACGGATATGTTCTACAGCTTTACCTGCATCACCTAATGCCATTGCATACTTGTGAAGTTGAACATTTCGATTACCATCACCGATGTTATTAATTACCCATCGCTCAAGGTTATCTAAGTTACTTTGACTCAAGACTTTAGCATCTTGCTGTTCAGACTGAGTTGTACGAGGGATGAATGGTAGTACATCAAACAACATACCGTCATTGTAAGTTATGGTAGTACCTGGAAAGGTTTCCCATTTCTTACATCTATGGTTCCCTGCTTCGTCTACTGCAAATGGTAGAGCTTGGAATATTGAAGTCATGAACTTTTTATAATCCACTTCATCAAGATGTAGCTCATAGTTCATTGGCAGAATAATACGATACCGATCTTGGTCATCAATACCATGAGACTTAGTTGTATACATCAAGAACTTATAGTCTTTAAGTAACATCTGAGCTGTACTCATTGGACACGAATTATCAACATCCAGAACCAATAAGTTAAATCCTGTAATCACATTACGTTCAAGACGATACTCATCTCTTACTTGATGGTTCAACCAATGCAAGGTCTGATGGGGATATGCCATCACCTGATGAAGATCATCAAACTTGAATGTTCTATTGATGTAACCTGTAGTCATGTCTTTACTGTAAGTAAGAATACACTTATCCAAGTCAGTTCTTTCAATGGTTGTACCACTGATAAACTGGATTCCATCAATGAAGGTTTTCTTGATGACAATGTTATTTTTGACTCCCCATGAGGTAGCCATAGTAATCATCTCTTCCCGTACAGGACGAGTACCTCTGAAACATGGTAGGTCATTATCAAGATCGGCAAGAGTAAGTTCACCATCAAATTCAGCTAAGTATCTAGCTAATTTTACATAAGGTCTTACAGGATTAACCAGCTTGGCTAATGACTCACCAGACTCTTCAGCAAGGCTAATAGCATAGTCAATATGGTCTGCTGTGATACATGGTGAACCTTCAAAGAATGCATACGCTCCTGCGAGCTTCAGCACCTTGAAATACCGATGATCTACTTCAGCCTTACGTATGGCTTCATGTTTGCCTAGAGTCCTGCCAATCGCCTCACAATCAAGCTTGTACTGCATCAGTTTGGTACACTCAGGACGTTCAATCAATACGACTGTATCCATCTTGTGAATGTCAGCTAATCGTGCAAATTGATCTGTGAGTGTTTCAAGTAAAGTACTGCTTGTGGTATCAAACATTTGATCCAATAACTCTTCAGCAGTTAACTCTAAGTTCTTGGATGCCTGTTCTGTGTAACCAAAGAAACATCGTCTACCGAATCCCATGTCTAGGAGTTCAATGAACTTCTTCTCTGTTTCACCACCATCTAATAATTTAGACGGTACACCGAATAAGAGCATGTTTGCAGGAGTAGCTCCATCAAGTCTTTCTGTACGGATGTTCTCGGCAGATGACTTAATAAGTTTCTCTTTAATATGACCTTTATCGTAGAGTTCTAAGAATGTATGGAGAGGTTCAATATTGTTGGATAGGTTTGCACCAATCTCATCAATCTGAAGATTCAATCCACCAGCATTACTTAATAACAAGCGATGTCTAAACTGTTTGATAGCAGGGGATGTAGCACTGTCAAAATTAAATAGTACTGCACCAGCACTACGTAATTCTGTCTTTAACTTCTGAAGTTCTTCTTCTTCCTCAGTACCGTTACGAAGTGCTCGTTCACCAGCCATTTTTACAATGTGCTCTTGTGCACGCTGAGGTAAGGTTTGTTTAAGGAATACTTCTTTAAACTGATCCAAGAGTTCATTTTCAATTACTGCTGTGGAGTAACCCTTGCCAGTCCCAGAGGGGGAGACGTTTACTGCATATACGTTTACAGGGAGTTTTGAATTAGCCCACCCTGAAATGCTTACTCGCATGTGCGAAGCAACTACTCCAAGGAAGTAGGCTAATTGTGTTCTAAAGAACAGACGTTCAGTGTTCTGAGTTCGTGCAGATAAAATATCTACAATTGATTCCATTACAGGATGGTGCTTCATGTTTACCCCTTTGGTGATAGATCGCCTGATGCGATCAAAGCATTACGTTGTGAGCAGATGTTTTTAGCACTGCAATATAGACAGGCTACTACCTTACCTTTGACCTCCAGTACGTAACCTACACCCTTCTCAGCAAGCCTATCTTGAGCTTCTTGAGAGGTAGTAAAGTTAGCAGTACTTCTGGCTTGACCAGGTTTGATGTAGTACTTAAACACTGGTTCCTTACGCCATAGATCCTCATCATTACAGAGAGGCAAGAGTTCATCCGGAGTATCTCGATAGGACAGTATCTGTTCTACTTTGTTTTCTACGTATGCCTGCATCTCATCTTCAGAGTACATGGTGAAAGGTTCTTGAAGAATCTTAGATGGTGGATACCCTTTGGAGGTTGTAGCACTCAAACCAGACCAGTCTGTGAAGATGTAGTCAATTGCCATAACATCATTGGTAATGAGTTGAGGATTGAGCCAACGATACAAACTACCCTGAAGAATGTACTTACTTTCATTACACTTTGAGGTGTAACTGTAAGTTCCAGTAGACTTGAAGTCTTCTAATCGACCATCACCGATGAAGTCAAACTTACCTGATATGGTGATACCGTTAACTACTTTGCTATTACGCTGTTCCATATAGATAGGGATACAACCATTAGCTAAGTCTTCATTGGTAGGATTCACTTTAATACGGGCAATGACCTTATCTGGGTATCCTAAAGCTTTAAGAGCTTTCTGAGGATCAACTGTCCATGCTCTTTCAATGGCATCATGGAATGCTGTACCCATTGCAGAAGACACAAGTTCAGATACATCAGTGATACCACCTGAAGCTTCAGCTCTAGCACTTAAAGTAATCTGACGAACAGACTTCATTAAGGTAGTTACACTGATGGTGTTTGGATCAGGGTTATGATCGTAGTTGTCAGTTGCAAGCCATACAGCTACAGACAATGGAATGCCTGTATTGTTACTGTATCTTTGGTTCATGGGTTTAATTCCAAGTAACGATTGAGGGTATCCCGTGCTTCAATCACATCTTTACGA